ATTTGAAAGGTGATATGGGCCGTAAGCCTAAAGCACTTACAGCACTTGTTCGTAACTGTGTAAACATGTTTGGTGCTCACAATATTGGAATGGTATGTACTAACCACACATACGCAAGTCAAGATATGTTTGATCCAGATGACAAGATCTCAGGCGGTCAAGGCTTTATCTATGCTTCAAGTATTGTGGTTGCAATGCGTAAATTAAAACTGAAACTTGATGCAGATGGTAACAAGACTACTACAGTTCAAGGTATTCGTGCCGCATGCAAGATCATGAAAACACGTTATGCAAAACCATTTGAAAGTGTACAAGTTGAAATTCCTTACGAAACAGGTATGAGTCCGCATAGTGGATTAGTCGATCTGTTTGAAGCCAAAGGGTTGCTCAAGAAAGAAGGAAACAGTCTTGTCTACACTACCAAAGATGGCGAGATCATTAAACAGTTCCGCAAAGCCTGGGAACGAAATGAGAAAGATGGTCTTACTATCATGATGGAAGACATTTCAAAACACGGCGAAAATTCCACTTCCGAGATAACTACAAATGTTAACTCAGATTTGGAGATCACTGAATGAAAGAAGACTTAATTGCAGACATCTGGCATATTGTTATTGAACATATTCCAGAAAAATCAAGAAAAGATGTTGCCGCTGACTTTGTCAATACTCTATTAGACTATGGTATTAAAGAAAGTGTTCTAGAAAGTTTAATGGGCGTAGATCCATATCTAGATACTGCTATCGAATATGCCATCGATGGAGAAGAAACAGAAGAAGAAGAAGATTACGAAGATGAGGACTAATGAACTGGTACGATAAAGTTTCAAAAGATATCGGTAATATTCCCGATGCTGTGGCCTATTATGAAGCTGAATTAATTCATGCAAAACAAGATGTCCGCGTAGCGGGAAGCATCGAGAAAGCCTCTGCGCAAATGCCCGGTATTGTTGAAAACCGATTTAACCAGTTACAAGAGATTGAGGGTATCTTAGAATATCTCAATATCGAACTTCGTAGACTTCGCAGTCAACACTTTCGCAAATATCTCGAAAACTATCAACGAGCTTTATCTTCAAGGGACTGTGAAAAGTTCGTTGAAGGTGAAGCCGACGTTGTAGATTTTGAAAAAATTATCAACGATTTTGCTCTACTCCGTAACAAGTGGTTGGGCATTATTAAAGCATTAGACATTAAGCAGTGGCAGTTGAGCAACATTGTTAAACTACGCACCGCAGGATTAGAGGACGCAACACTTTGAATATTTTAGTAACAGGTGGCCTTGGACTCATCGGCCATAACGTGGTAAGTAGATTAGAAGCACAAGGCCACACAGTAATAATTACAGACATCAAAACAAACTATGGTATTATTCCACAGTCAGAATTAGATTATCTGTTTTCTGAACGTCTTAAAAAAATAAAGACTGAAAAAATTTACGGAATAGACATAACTGATCGAGACGGTATAGATTGGTTGTTATCAAGTCATCAAATTGAAACTATTATACATCTTGCTAGTTTTCCTAGACAAAAAGTAGTCAACGCAAATCCTGCATTAGGTAGTCGAACTATGAGTGAAGGATTGTTAAATTTATTAGAGCTCAGTACAAAAAATAATGTTAAGCGATTTATGTATGCTAGTTCTAGTATGGTCTACGGTGACTTTACAAACTTTGTCACTGAGGATGCAGACTGTGCTCCGCAAGGACAGTACGGAATTATGAAGTTGGCTGGCGAATGGTTGGTTCGAGATTATACTAGAAAAACTGGGCTAGAGCATACTATCTTTAGACCAAGTGCAGTGTACGGACCATTAGATGTTGAAGATAGGGTTATCAGTAAATTTTTATTAACCGCTATGAGAAACGGAACTTTAAAAGTAAATGGTGTTAATGAAACATTAGATTTTACATTTGTCGATGATGCGGCCGACGGAATTGTAGCCGCTACGCTTTCAAGTAATACTATCAATAAAACATATAACATTACTAAAAGTCACAGCAAGACTTTATTATCTGCTGCCGAATTAGCAGTTAAATTAGTTGGAAAGGGCACAGTAGAAGTTCGAGAAAAAGATGCAGACTTTCCATCACGTGGAGCATTGGACATTGCCGCGGCAAAGAAAGATTTTAATTTTGATCCAAAGATAGACATAGACGAAGGGTTTGAAATTTATTACGAATGGATTAAAACCTCACCTTATTGGCAACAACAATTGAATCACATCAATTGATCTTTCCAAGTCTTTGGAGTTTTTTCATTTACTATTTCTAATGGAAACTCGTAGTTAAAAGGTTTTGGTCCTTTTGATTTGATCCAAGCTACGGTTTCTTTTACTGCGGTGTCAATATTTGTTTTAGTTTCATATCCTAACATCTGCTTTGCTTTATCTGCGGTACAGGCAGCATGTTTTACTTCTCTAGGACGATCTGCCATGTGAATTGGAGGATCGGTAAATTCACATTCGTTTGCTATCTTATCTGCTAATTCGTTGATTGTAATGGTTCCTTCATCGGGACCTATGTTAATAACTTCTCCTACTATCGTTGGATCGAGAACTAATTTTTCTAAACAAAAAATACAATCATCTATATAACTAAAACATCTTGTTTGTTCTCCGTCACCGTATATGATTGCTGGCTTACCTTGTAAGTTTCTATTGATCATAATGCTCATAACATTGCGAAACGGATCGTCATATCGCTGACGTGGACCAACAATATTATGCGGCACAGCAATATTCCATTCCATTCCGTGTGTATCACTTAACACCCTTAAAACTTGTTCTCCGGCAACTTTGGCAATGCCGTAGGGATCTACAGGAGCTGTAGGATAGTCTTCATGAAATGGTGAAGTTTGATCTCCGTACCTAGCCATACTTGAACAATAAACAAAACGTTTCACTCCTGCTGTTATAGAAGCACTTATAGTTGAAACACTTGCCTGAAAAATATTTTTTGTAATAAAATTTGGACTAAAAACACTCAATCCTTCGTGCGCAGTTGCCGCAGTATGTACAACAATATCAGACCCTGTTATAACATCAGTCATGTTGTCAATATCACAACAGTCAATATTATAAAATTTAGCTTTTGGATTTACATTGTCGAGGTATCCACCAATTAGTGTGTCATTACCAGAAACTTCATGACCTAGAAAAATCATCCTATCGGCTAGATGACTACCAAGAAACCCTGCAATTCCTGTAATAAAAATCTTCATTTTCTAAATCCTTTATATTATTTAGTGCGCATATTAAGAGCTAAATATTTGCATGAAAACAATCGTACTTGTAACCGGTGGGTTTGACCCCCTACATTCTGGGCACATTGCCTATTTCAAAGCAGCAAAAGAATTAGGCGATACGCTAGTTGTTGGTGTTAATTCCGATGCATGGTTGACTAGAAAGAAAGGCGCTCCATTTATGCCCTTTCAAGAAAGATTAAACATTGTAAAAAATATTGTTGGAGTCGACTATGTTATTGAATTTAATGATGACGACGGTAGTGCTAAGTTAGCAATCAAATTAGTAAAACAAACGTTTCCAAATGACAAAATAATTTTTGCAAACGGTGGCGATCGAACACATCTCGATATTCCAGAAATGGAAGTTCAATATGACAATCTAACCTTTGCATTTGGTGTCGGCGGTTTTAACAAGGCCAATTCTAGTTCGTGGATCTTACAAGAATGGAAAGCACCTAAAACTGAAAGGCTGTGGGGCTATTATCGTGTGCTACACGAAATTCCAGGATGTAAAGTAAAAGAGTTAACTATAGAACCCGGTAAGGGAATTAGTCTTCAGCGTCACAGTTATAGACACGAATTTTGGCATGTTGCCGAAGGTGCATGTACAGTTGAACAGTGTATGCCGAGTGGGTATGCATTACCTAGAAAAGATCTAGTCAAGTATCAACAGGTATCAATTCCCGTTGGAGACTGGCATCGAGTATATAATCCTCATAATGTTCCTTGCAAAATTGTTGAAATCCAATACGGTGAACAATGTGTAGAAGAGGACATCGAAAGAAAATGAAAGATATAATTCCGGTCTTTATTGGCTACGATCCTCGTGAAGCAATTGCATACCATGTGTGTGCAAACAGTATTATTAGAAATTCCAGTCGACCTGTAAGTATTATTCCTGTAGCATTAAATCTGTTTAAAGACTATGCCGAAACACACACAGATGGCAGCAATCATTTTATCTATACACGATTTCTAGTTCCTTATCTAATGAGCTGGACTGGTAGTGCTATATTCATAGATGGTGATATGATTGTGCGAGGCGACATTGCTGAATTATGGGATATGCGTGATCTAGGAAAGGATGTTCAAGTGGTTAAGCATGACTACAAGACAAAAATGAAAGAAAAATATCTAGGAGCCAAGAATGAAGACTATCCTCGAAAAAATTGGAGTAGTGTTATTTTGTGGAATTGTAGTAGCTTTCCTAACAGGAAACTTACCCCCGAATTCATACAGCAATCCACAGGTAGTGAACTCCACCGCTTCACGTGGGTAGATGATGATCGCATAGGAGAACTACCTCCAGAGTGGAATTGGTTACCTGACGAGTACGGCCCGAACGACAATGCTAAATTGTTACATTACACACTTGGTACTCCTAGCTTTCATGAATTTGCTACTACTCCGATGGGTGACGAATGGCACCGCGAGCGCATCTATACAGAATATTGTCTACAGCACAACATTGATGAAAGTATCAAATGAACGA